TTCCCTCATACACCCACCTGAAGAATAAGTATACTCTTCTGTGGGACATGCCCAACAACGATGGATATATCAAGATCGTTGCTGTGATGCAGAAATTCTTTGACCAAGCAATTTCTGGTAACTGGAGTTACAATCCAGAGCAGTATCCTGACAATGAGGTTCCTGTTTCCGTGATGGCAAATGACCTTCTGACTACATATAAGTACGGGTGGAAGACATCTTACTACCAGAACACTTACGACAGTAAGAATGATGAGGTCATTGAAGAGAAGCCCCAACTGAATAACCTTTTACAAGAGTTAGAAAACGCCGAGGAGGGAGAGTGTGAATCCTGTGCAGTTTAAAATGTCACCAGTTAAATCTAATACGCCTGTTAAAGGCATGACCGTCTTTAACACTGAACAAGTTAATACTAAAAAGCAACCGATGTTTTTCGGTAAACCCTTAGGAATCCAAAGATACGATTCTTACAAGTATCCAGTCTTCGATAAACTGACTACACAACAATTAGGTTATTTCTGGAGACCTGAGGAGGTCTCACTTCAGAAAGACCGTGGTGACTATCACACACTGCGTCCAGAACAAAAGCACATCTATACCTCTAATCTGAAGTATCAGATTATGCTCGATTCCGTTCAGGGTCGTGGTCCTGGTATGGCATTCATCCCATATTGTTCTCTGCCTGAACTAGAAGCATGTATGGAGGTCTGGGGATTTATGGAGATGATCCATAGTCGCTCTTACACATACATCATCAAGAACGTCTATTCTGACCCCTCTGAGGTCTTTGATAAGATTGTATCTGATGACCGCATTCTAGAGCGTGCTGCGAGCGTCACACAGGGATATGATGACTTTATCAATGCTGCTCATTATTATGACAACTCAATGGAGTGGCAGCACGCTTTAGAAGATGTTCCAACTGCATTAGAAGGCAAGTATGAACTCAAGAGAAAACTCTACAGAGCAGTTGCTAACGTCAACATCCTTGAAGGGATTAGATTCTATGTCTCGTTTGCATGTTCTTTCGCCTTTGGCGAACTTAAACTCATGGAAGGATCTGCAAAGATCATTTCCCTTATCGCAAGAGACGAAAACCAGCACCTCGCAATCACCCAAAACATCCTGAATAAGTGGAGAGACGGTGATGACCCTGAGATGAAGAAGATTATGGAGGAGGAAGAGGAATGGACCTACAAGGCATTTGACAATGCTGTCAATGAGGAGAAGAAGTGGGCAGACTATCTGTTCAGAGATGGATCTATGATTGGTCTGAACGACAAACTGCTCCAGCAGTATGTTGAATGGATTGCAAACCGCCGTCTGGTTGCAATTGGTCTAGATCGTCAGTATGATATCCCTGCTAGCAACAACCCACTGCCATGGACACAGCACTGGATCTCCTCTAAGGGTCTCCAGGTCGCACCACAGGAAACTGAGGTTGAGTCCTACGTTGTAGGTGGTATCAAGCAAGACGTTAAAAAGGACACATTCAGCGGATTTAAACTCTAAAATGCCACGGAATATTATGACTAAAGGTGAGATCAAAGCAAAAGTTGAAAAACTTTACCACGAAGTTGACAACGAGTCGTCGGAAGTGTGGCAAGGGGAGAAGGACCTTGCCCATAAATATTTGCGGCGAGTTTTAGATATCCTTGACGAATATCGAGATTGATTATGAGAACCCATGGATATTTGAGGGAACCCCTTTTTTATCTGAGAATATTGACGATAACTTCGGTTTTGTCTATCTCATTACAAATTTACAAAACGGTCGCAAGTACATCGGTAGAAAGTACTTCTGGCAATTCCGAACTCCTAAAGGTAAAAAGCGCAAAGTAAAATCTGAATCTGATTGGAAAAAGTATTATGGGTCTTGTCCAGAACTTAAAGAAGACATTGAACGATTGGGGAGACAAAATTTTAGTCGAACTATCTTGTCAATACATAAAACACCTGGGAAAACAAACTACGAAGAAACAAGGCAACTCTTTACCAACAACGTCCTTACGGAGTCCCTTGACAAAGGAGTACCAAGATACTACAATAGTAACATCCTCAGCAGGTACTTCCGAAAAGATTACTATGAAGGAGACGATTGAAATTGTTGATCACATTCGTAGATGGGCAATTGACAAAATTGATGAGTACGACACGATGCCAGTAGATAGGATCTACGACAAA